ACACTGAATTATAGCATGTATTTCTCCCTTCCTGATCATTTGAAGAAGCGCAAAATTCTAGTGCTTGATGAAGCGAGTGAACTGGAAGAACAATTAGTGAATCAATTCACTTGCGAAATTGACATTCCATTTTTGATGAAAACCGAAACCTTGGTAGGCGCTTTTCCAAGTGATGAAAAGGCTATCAATGTTTTGAATTGGCTTAATAAGACATCAGGATCTGTATCAACCAGTATTGCATCCTACATGGAGTATTTGAAAAATAAAAAGAATAAGGATTCTGAGTTCTTCAAGAAAACCTCTGAATGTAATAAGCTTCAAAGACTTTATAAAAACATCGAGCTTTTGATTTCCACTTACTACGACAGTCAATATATTGTCGAGAGGGTTGATAAGAAGATCAAGTTCACACCTCTCAAGGTTGACAAGCTCAGCAAGTATCTATTCGATAATGCCGACCATGTAGTGCTGTTGAGTGCAACTATAATCGACCATGTTTCCTTTTGCAGAACTCTTGGTGTGGAAGATTATTCCTACATTGAAGTTGAATCCAAATTCGATTCAACCAAATCTCCGATTTACATTTTGGCAAAACAGAAGATTAATTTCCAAAATCTGAAATCCCTTCTACCGACAATCTGCAAGCAAATCGAAGGAATTCTTGAGGAACATGAAAATCACAAGGGGATTATCCATACACACACTCAGTATATCGCTGATTACATTAGAGATAATGTGAAGAGCAAACGATTGCTGTGTAGAGAGATCGGTGTTAAAAACGAAGATATCCTTGAACAACATGTTCAATCCAAACAGCCAACAGTTCTAGTTTCTCCATCCATGACATATGGTGTTGATTTGAAGGGAGATCTCGCAAACTTTCAGATAGTTCTAAAAGCACCTTGGCTACCTACAAAAGATGCCAGAATTGAAAAGATGATGAAGCTCGACGGCAGTTGGTATGTCAATAAGATGCTTTGCACATTGGTTCAGGCATGTGGTCGAGGTGTTCGTGGAGAAAGTGACGAGTGTGCGACTTACATTCTCGATGGTGGAATATTCGATTCGATAGCAAAAAACAAAAGAAAACTGCCAAAATATTTCTTAGATAGACTTCAGTGATAATATAACTGCGCGAATGCTTAAATATTTTAGTGTTACAATATTCATATCATCGCGAGCAGATAGACATGCTGATGCTTTTCACAGCAGCATTCGATGATGCTTTTATATATCGATTCGATCAACAAAACTTACAACCAAAATCAAAAATTGATGTTCGTTATGTGCATGGTCCAAAACAGCGTGTTATACATGATATTGTAACCAAAGAAAAAAACTTAACACTGCCAGTTGTTTCCATTGAGCAAACATCTTTGACAAGAGATCCCAACAGAGTAGTTCATAAACATCAGAATATCATCAGACCAATGGTTAATGATAATTCAAGAGTTGGTAAATTGCCCACTCCTATACCAATGAATATGGATGTCAAAGTCTCTATAATCGCAAAGTATAAAGAAGATGTTGATCAGATAGTTCAAAATTTTGCATCGGTTTGCAATCCCTACTTTGTAGTATCTTGGAAAGTTCCAGAAGAATTTGGATTCAACTTCATCGATGAACTTCGTATTCAAATTGAATGGAATGGTAGTATTTCTTATGCTACTCCAAACACATTGTCCAAAGATGATAAATACAGAATTACTGCCGACACATCCTTTACGATAAAGGGTTGGATATTTCCGCCAACGGAGAATCCAGAAGGCACCATTTATGTTATCCAAAATAAATTCATAAATGCGAGTTTGGCAGGTCGAGTGTCATCATATGATGATTACCCAGCGTTGTCTGCCGCTTATACTGAAAGCGAAACCATTTCTATTTCAGCATACCCAATATTCACAAACCTGTATTATTCAGGTTCTTCAGATATCATACCGCTTTATGAATCTACGAATATCAGAAGAAATCTCCAAAATTCGTTTCTTTTACTTGGAAAAAGATTTAGTTATTCTAATAGCTGGTATCTAAGTTCTCCAGTGTCCAATTTAATTGGAACATTCGAAGAAATCGATACTGTGAAATTCCCGACAATATCAGCGTTCAGGCTTCCAGATTCATATGTTTCGGTAGATTCTGATAATTCTGCCACTATAACTCTGCCAGTTAGTTCGCTTTCAGCACAAGGAAAATTTACTTTTGTAACTTCTAACAGTGCGGGCTGGACTTCTTTACCTTTTAACCTAAATATTATCTAAATAAGATATATGGCAGGCTCTGATAGTTCAAGTACTCCGAATAGCAATAGAAATTTTGTAGCTAGAGATGGAAGATCGTCTACTTTTGATAGATCGATGACTTCATTTCTTAAAGCAAGATCGCCATATGCTTATGATATTCTAGACACTGACGAAAATAAAAATACAAAATACAAGTATTTCAAAAAGGTTGGAATGCGTAGAGCGGAAGCGATTTCTAAAAATTCAATTGCATTAAGCAACGATTTCAATAATACGCCGTATGGCATGATGCAACAAGACTCCTCATTCGGGGATATCATGTATGCAAAGGTTTCTGAGGATAAACCGGGTAGACTTCGTGATTATAGATCAATAGCTGCGTATTCAGAAGTCGCTGATGCTCTTGATGAAATCTGTGACGATTGTATCAACTACAATGAAAATAAAGAAATTGTATCTCTTAATTTTATCAATGACAATTTAAAGTCTGTTCAGAAAGAAGATCTGGTTGATGAATTCCAAAAATTTATCGAATACTTCGATTTAAAAAACAAGGGATGGAGATATTTTAGACAATTTTTAATCGAAGGAGAAATCTTCTTTGAAAATATAATCCACTCAGATTATACAAAACAAGGAATTTTAGCTGTTCAAAATCTACCAGCGGATAATATCGATCCTGTGTATGGAAACATTCAGAATATGTTGATCAAAGGATTCTTGTATAAGAAGCCAATTTTCGACAAGAAAGATTCCAAACAGGTTGATAGATATGAATATATACCGTTTGAAGAAAACCAAATCATATATATCAACAATGAGCAATACAACGAAACCAAAGAGTTTGTAATTCCGTTTGTTGAGAACTGTAGACGATCATATCGTCAGTTATCAATGATCGAAGACAGTGTTGTTATTCACAGATTGGTGCATGCTCCTCTGCGTTTCATTTTCAATGTTGATGTTGGTAGAATGCCAGTGCCGCAAGCGGAGTCATATCTGAGAAAATTACAACAACAATACTGGTCTACGAAAACATTTGACAGTGATCAAAACGATGTTGTCAAGAAGTATAATCCACAATCCATGTTGGATAGTTACTGGTTTGCAAAACGCCAAGGACAAGAAGCCACAAATGTTACAACATTTGGTGGTCAACCAAGTGATGGAAATCTCGATGTATTGGATTGGTTCTTAAAGAAGTTGTATCGTTCATTAAAGGTGCCAACAAACAGACTAAAAGAAGATTCCGGTTTGTCTGACGGTTCCCAAATGCTTAACGAGGAACTGAAATTCGCCAAGATGATTGTTCGTCAACAGCAAAAATTCGCGGCTGGTATTAAAAAAGGCTTCATTACACATATCAAGCTTCGTGGAAAATTTGACGAATATGATATTGAAGAACAACACATTGATATTGAATTTGTTAAACCCGGCACATTCTTTGAAATGCGGGAAAATCAGAAGAAGCAACTCAAAGTCGAAATGTATAACAGCGTTATAGGCACACAAAATGTTTCCGATATCTTCGCCAAGAAAAAGTATCTTGAATGGAGCGACAAAGATATTCTCGCTGATAGAGAATTCAGAAGAAAAGATGCTGAGTTCCAATGGGAGCTACAACAGATCGCTGCAATGGGACCGGGCTGGAAAGCTCAGATAATAGCACAAGGAGCCGCTGAAGCTGGAGGAGGAGAACCACCTATGGGTGGAGGAGGAATGCCGCCTATGGGCGGTGGTGAATCCCCGCCACCGTTTGGAGGTGGACCCGCAGTTGAAGCTGGGGGAGGAGAAACACCTGCGCCGTTTGGCGGGGAAGCTAACACAACACCTCCTCCGGGAGAAGGTCAACCAGAGTAAAATTATCTAGATGGAGTGCTGCTGAATAATTGGGTTCTATAATATAGAACCCCACTTCCTGTTGATGTTTGTGCGCTTAGTTGATTTGAATTATCAACGCCTAGAAATGTGAACACATCATTCGCACTCAACAGGAATCCATTTGATGCACCGAAATTGTTACTGTCAAATATCAAAACACCTTGACCAGTCTTATTAGAAATTACAACTTCCGAACACTCTTTGGAACTTAAAGCTACCAAAGCGGTGGTGATTGTTTGGTTGAATGATTTGCATTGATTTAGATTTGAAAACATAAGTATATTTAGCAATAGCCTTAAATATACTTGTGAGTAACCTTTGTGAAATAACACCGATCAGCGCATTCATGTCAACCAATCTTAATTCAAAGATTGAATGTTTTCAACAGTTGGGTGCGCGTATAATGAGAATGTTAGGACATCCAATCATCAATGTGGAAGTCCACCCAGATCAGTTATACGATGCAATTTCAATGGCTGTTGAATTTTTCACCAAATATGCAGGATACACCAGAGAATATTTGATATTTGACAGCAATTTATACGAGCCGAATAAAGGATTGCGATTGGATCATCTATTCACGGTTGCAAACAGTGGATTCTCCCTCACTCAACGATTAGCGCCTCCCGCTAGATCGAACCCAGATTTCACAGTGGATATCCCAACCGCATTGTATGTGTCGTTGACAGCAATCCCTCAATCATATTTTTCAGGCAGTAGTTCTTTAAGTTCAGCAGTTGCATCTGATGGAATTTATGAAATGCAAGTAATTGATAAAGAAGCATATCAAGAGTTTATCAACTACAGTCCTGCATTGAGTGGACTGTTTAAAATGTCTCCCCAAAGAACTATTTCATCCCAGTGTCAAACAATTGAAAATGCGGTGCAATATAACAACATGTTTGACTATGATGCGATGGATTATCGCAAGGTCATGTCAGTTACAGACTTTGAAGAAGGCAGTACAACAGGTATTAATACTCTGTTTACATTGGAGCAAACGCTGGCACAGCAGACATATTTTAGTTATGCGATGGGTAATTATGGATTCGATCTTCTTTCATGGCATACTATGAAAGATTGGATTGATACAAGAGAAAAACTTCTAGCAATAAGAAGAGATCTACATTTT